AGACGTTGAGCGAGAACATCGCTCGCATGAAGTGGTTCCTCAACCATGACGTGACACAGTTGCTTGGTGTGCCCCTTGAGGGTGAGGAGAAGGACGGTAACCTCATCATGACCGGCCAGATCAACCTCGCCAAGCAGATTGGGCGCGACACGCTGGAGGACTACAAGCTGTATGCTGCTGCTGGTCGCACGTTGGAACACTCCATCGGTGTCCAGGCGATCAAGCGCGACAGCACCGACAAGCGCAAGGTCCTCGAGTGGAAGATGTGGGAGTACTCTACGCTGACCTCATGGGGCAGCAACCCTCAGACCTTCCTTGTAGGCATCAAGAGCGACAGCCCGAGCGACGTGCGGGCTAACATCGAGTTCATCCGTCGTGCGCTTCAGATGCGCTACTCGGATGCTCGCCTAAAAGAATACGAAATGAGACTTGACATGCTTAACAAGGCGCTTGAGGGCGCAGTCGTAGTGACTTGCCCCCATTGTGGGCAAGAGTTTGTGTGGGACGACGCCGAGCGACACACGTTCGAGCAAGAGGTGCTGGATACAGCGAGCCGCTATCTCGGATGGTTGCGTGACGGCATTGTCCGTGAAGAGATGGACAAGCTGAAGCCCGAAATCCGCGCTGCAGTTCTTGCCATTCTCGAACCAGTATTAAGCAAGTGCGACGGAGGCATCAACGAGGAGATGGTGACCAAGTCATTGACTGATCTCGCCGAGTATGCCTACTGTCCTAACTGCTATTGTAGAGTTTACAATTCGAGTATCATGCTTGAGCAGTCCGCTCCAACCACCGAGAAGACCGAGGACGAGCCGTCAGACGACACTCGTGACGAGGAAGAGGAGGAACAGGAGGAGAAAGCCGCAAAGAGCACTTTCTTTGGAGGTCTCAACGCTGCATTCGACAATCACTAACCATTTAAATTTTTTCATCTTATGAAGGTAAAGAAATCCGATTTCGGCTACAACCTTGACAACATCAAGGACGCCGAGCAGAAGAGCTTCATGGACAACATCCTTGGTTCGATGTGTGATGTCGTTAACAAGGCTAACGAAGGCCTCATCACTAAGGAAGACATGGACGCTCAGTTCGCAGCCATCAACGAAAAGTTGCAGGGCTACGATGCCGACAAGTTCGCTCAGGTCGTAAAAGACAATGAGGAGCTCCGTGAGATGCTCAAGAAGAGCATGGAGGTTATTGCTAAGGCTCAAGAGCGTGGCAATGGCGCAATGGAAGTTATCAGCAAGTTCGATGAGAAGCTGAACGAGATGTTTGACAGCGAGAAGTTCCAGGACTTCGTAGAGGGCAAGACCCGCAAGTCTGGCGCTTTCGAGGGCTTCAGCCTGAAGGACATCGTTAGCATCACCGCTAACGGCCTCGACACTGCCAACTACACCGGCACTATCCTCATCAGCCAGCAGGATCACCGTTACTTCAGCAAGTACAACCCTGCCAAGCTCCACATGCGTGACGTGCTGAACATCATCCAGGGCGACCCCCAATTCTCAACTTACACCTTCGGTCAGGTAGCAAGTGTTGACCGCAACATCCGCTACGTCACTGAGAATGGCGAGCTCCCCGAGAGCAGCATCTCTCTGAAGGAGGTTACCGCCAACACCGTACGCGTTGGTACTCACCTCAAGGTGAGCAAGCGCATGCTCAAGAGCCGCATCTTCCTGCGCTCTTATCTGTTGGCTACCCTTCCCGACCGCGTTTACCTCGCTGAGGACTGGAACATCCTCTTCGGTGACGGCAGTGGCGACCAGCTTCTTGGTATCGCCAACCAGACTGGCAGTGTACCTGTAGAGACCATCATCGGTAGCGCAGTCGTTACCATCTCTGCTGGCGACGTTGACTCTGTTGCTACTTACAACAGCGGTGCCGACACTATCATCACTTTCGCAGACCCACAGCCCGACATCATCGAGGGCATGAACATCACTATCGCCAACTCAGGTGTTAGTGCGTTCAACAAGACTTGGCCTGTAGTGAAGATGAACGGCCGTCAGATCCTCATCAAGGGTGGTGCTTACAGCTCGAGCCTCGTAGCTGCCAACATCACCGGTACCGTCAACAGCGGCGCATACAAGAGCATCGCTTATCCTAACAGTGCTGATGTCATCAACACCATCTTCGCTGTGATGAACTATGCTCAGTACAGCCCAACTGCCATCGTGCTGAACCCAATCACCGTAAATCAGATTATGGCAGAGAAGGACACCACTGGCCGCAGCCTCGAGCTCGTTGTCAACAACAACGGTGTTAAGTACATCAATGGCATTCCAGTTCTTGAGATGAACAGCATCCCAGTTGGCAAGTACCTCGTTGGTGACTTCGCTAACGCTGCAAACCTCATTGACTACACCGCTCTCACTCTCGAGTGGGCAGAGGATGTGGACTCCAAGCTGAAGAACTACGTTGCGCTTATCGCACAGGAAGAGATTATCTTCCCAGTTTACATGCCTTGGGCATTCGCATACGGCGACCTTGCAAGTGTTAAAACCGCTATCACCGCTGACTAATCATGGACGCAGCTAACGGAAAGATTTACGCTGTCTCGGGTGCTTCGATGTCGAAGATCCTCCAAGAGAACCACATCCGCAAGGCTCTCGGCGAGATTAGTTTCGTTGAGCTGAAGGATGTGAAAGCGATGGTGGTCCTCGAGCCTTCGGAGGCTGAGGTAACCGTTGGCAAGACTGTGACGCTCAAAGCCACCGTCCTTCCCGAGGGAAGTGAGGTGACTTGGGCTTCCAGCGCAGAAGCAAAGGCTACCGTCTCCAACAAGGGCGTTGTGACTGGTGTGGCAACCGGTTCTACCGTCATCACCGCATCAATCACCGTGGGTGGTACCACTTACAAAGATGTTTGTAACGTTACCGTTAAGGCGGCATCTTGATTATGAAGTACGTTATTGAAGGTATAGCACTTGAGAACGTTCTTCGTGAGAACAGAATACGCATCGCGAAGGGGGAGCTTATCGTTACCCCCTTCGATGAGGCGGTTCCAGTGGAGGATGGCAAGGACGTGGTTGTCGAAGACAGCAAAGACGTTATGCCTGCCGACACCAAGTCGCCGAAGAAAGCGTCCAAGAAGACCAAAAAGTAAAGATTGACTGATATGAACCTCATAGATTGCTCATATTTCTACGTTGGTCCTTTGCAGATCATGAACGCAAAGCCAACTGACGACCTCGACAACAATGCCTTTGCCGTTGATGAGGCGATAACCGCCTACATCGAGCGCTATCAGGACGAGTTCCTGAATGACATGGTCGGCAAGGATGTGGCTGATGTGGTTACTGACTACCTCGCACACATTGAAGCCTATCAACAGGCTTTGGAGGATGCTGCGGAGGGTGAGGAGCCCGCGCCATACGTTGACGAGTCGGCGGAGGAGCTGTGCTCCAAGCTGCGTCTGCCGTTCGCCCATTACATCTACTTCAAGATTGTGGGCGACGCCAATCAGACCATGACCATCACAGGACTTGTGACCCTCAAGTCTGCCAACGAGTACCAGGCACCACGCGAACGAATGGTTAAGGTGTGGAATGACATGGTGAAGTTGAACAAGCAGTTCATTGAGTGGGCCCAGGAGAGCGTCTATGAAGTGTTCTATCGTGTCAACATGATAACTCCCATTAACCAGTACAATCTATGACGATGCAGCAGATTGAGGACATATTCAAGAGTGTGGTTGATGCTGTCGGAGAGTCCGTGACCATCACCAAGACCAAAGCGGACGGCACGACAGAGGAAGTCACAGGTGTCGGCATCAACTACTTGTTTGGTTCTGCCCAGTACATCAAGGACATGCTTGACGTGCGCTCGAAGGCTTCGGCCTCCATGCCTGTCAAGTTCCCCTTGATTGCGTTGCAGACCCCCAACGTGGTGACTGTTGACAGTGGTGACTACCAGTACAAGACCAAGCTCAACCTCATCATTGCGTGTTCGTCAAAGAAGGACTGGTCTAATGAGAAGCGTATGGAGACCTCGTTCAAGCGTGTTTTGTTGCCTATCTACGAGAAGATGATAGAGGTTTTGTTGGAAGACCCCCGTTTCGACTGGGGTTATGGCGCTGCAGAGTATGTTCCCCATACGATGAGCAAGAACTTTGATTACGGCCGTTATGGAGCTCTCACTCCTAATGGCGAGGAGGTGAGCGAGCCGATAGATGCTATTGACATCCGCAGCCTCGAAATAATTGTTAACAATCAAACTTGTAGATAATAATATGGCAAGAATTAGAACTTGTGCCGGCAACTCATTCTTCACCGGCAAATCTGTGTGTGAGATCGACTATGATAAGATCAAGTCGCTCATTCTCATGAAGCATGGCGTTAAGCTGACTTACGACACGCTCGCAAATCTCCGTGCCGCATGCCATGCCGACCTGCCCAATCGTGCCTACGGCTTCCCCACTATCATCAACTGGGAGCCCAACGGTGGCGAGGCTCAGACCTCTCAAGTAGGCTATGGCCCTACTTACTACAACGGCATGAGCGCCCGCAACGATGCCCTCACCCTCGACAAGTTCCGTCACTATCTCCGTGCAGAGATCTTGAAGAACGTTGAGGAAGTGTTCGACATGTACCTCATCGACAAGATGAACAACCTCTACGGCTTGAACGATGGCACCGATACCCTCGCTGGTATTCCTGTGACCATTTACCCAAGTGGCAACGACCACCCAGGTGCAAGCGACAAGGAGAGTCTTGTTGTCAACGTCGTTTACGAGGATGTTGAGGAGTACATGATTAACCTTGATGTTATTCCTTTGGACTTCCGTGCCAACACCGCAGTCTATGGCTTGATGCCTGTGACTTTGGAGAAGGTCGGTACCAGCGGCAACAACTACAAGGTTGTCGAGTTCTTCGGCAAAGGCGACGCTACTGCCAAATATGGTGCTCTCATCGCAGAGGAGGCAACTACCGTTGTTGACGGTATTACAGCTGCCACCTATGACTCCGCCAATAACTATCTCACTATGACGATGGCCACTGGTTCGACTACCCCTGTCTTGAAAAAGGCATCGGTTCTTGAGGCCAACGGCATCTATGGCATTGAGCCATACGTTGCGTCATGAGATACGAGGGAGTAACATTCATCGCCGAGGAAGTCAAGAAGATGTCGAAGGAGGTGTTCATCGAACATCATATCGGCGCCTTCTGGACAGACCGCGACGAGAAGACCCGAGAGAAGATGCTGGCGGACGTCTACTCGAGGATCGTCAAGAAAGGCAAGAAATAAATGTTTTCTTATTGTACTTTCAGGGTGTGTCGCCATGTGTGGCACACCCATTTTTAATTTAAAGCTATGAATATCGTTGAGATGCGTGAGCGCATTAGGCTCATCAATGAAGGGTTCCAGGG